ATTCTTCCAACTACATCTACAGGTCATTCAGGTTTTGGTACACAACATGGTTTGACTGAGGGTACAAACGTTGTAGGTTTCTTTAGAGATAAATCTATGCAAGACCCAGTCATAACAGGTGTGGTTGCTGGTATCTCACCCGAACATTCTAGAGAAGATGATAACCAAAAATATAGACCTAAAACATCTGAAGGATTCAATGACCCAAGACTTTTGTCGAAGGGAGAATACAAAAATACACCCGATGGTGAGAATCCTAAACACTCATCACAAAGAGGATTTGGACTAGACGTATCAATCGAAGAGTCACCTAAGTTACCAAAGAAAGTTAAAATAGATTACGAAGGTGAGGGGTCAGAAGTAGACTATGATAAAGTAAGTAAATCTGATTTACCATATTATCCACTAGAAAGAGGTGAGAGTGATTTAGGTAAATACCATACAGGTGAAAAACCAAACTACAAAGATAGAGAGATACCTCTAGACAATTTTAAAGACAAAGATATTGGTGTAAAAAGAGAACCTAAGTATCCTTACAATAAAACAACATTCACAGAATCAGGTCATTTACTAGAAGTAGATGATACACTTGAACATGAAAGAATTGCAGTTCAACACAGGTCAGGAACATTCCATGAGATTCATCATGATGGTTCTGAGGTAACTAGGATTGTCAATGACAGATACACAGTTGTCTGTAAAGATGATGAGGTGTACATCGGTGGTAAAGTAAATGTCAAGATTTTAGGTGATGCAAAATTAGACGTGGGTGGTGATGCACAAATTGATGTGACAGGTGAAACAGATATCACATCTATCAAAGACTTAACAGTCACTGCACCCACTATCGGTCTTTACGCAAACGAAATTAAACTTAACTCATAATGGCATTTACAGTACAAGTTCCAACATCTTTTGGATGTTCACCCGATACGATATTTTCTTTACCAACTAAGGAAGACTTAGTCAATGCACTTAATCAGATTGCACAGATACCAAGTCAACTCAGAGTTGCACTTGTTACTATGGCAGATGAACTTACAGAAGACTTACGTAATGAGATAAAGGAACTTATAAAGACTATAGAAGATTTTATTGACAAGTTACAAAAACTTCTGAGTCCATATTGGGAGAAACTCAAGGTCAGGGATTGGCAGAAAGAAATTAATGATGCAATCACTGAACTGATTCAGGAGTTTCATATTTACATACCAAGAAAGATTGCAGAAATTATATCAAAGTTAATACCAATAGAATTAGTATTTAAGTTTGCTGGTCTTGCAATAGATATCGTTAGAATTTTTGACCCCACATATCAATCAGAGATAAGAGCTCAGATACTTGCAAACATTGATAAGTTCTTTTCTGCAATACCCGAAAAGTTTAGGTCGTGGAGAGCTGAGTTTGGTGTATTGTGTGATGAGTGGAAAGCAAAGGTAACTTGGCAATATATTAAAACAGAGATACAGGGATTTCTAACTAATGGACTACATGGTGTCTTCGGTAAATTGATTGATAAATTTGATAAGATATGGGATGCATTAGGATTACCTTCACTGGTGAAATTATTCACAATGCCTGATATCGGTGCATTGATTGATAATGCAATTCAATCATTCATGGAAAGAAGAAAAGAGTTACTCAAAAAACTTCAAGACCTCAATCTTGCTGAAGAGGCAAAGAAAGCTATCAGGGAAGAACTAAAAAAAATTAGTGAAAAGATTGATGAAGTGTTAAACAATTTATCGGTGTTTGGATTTGACATACTATCAATCATCGGTGGTAAGATAAAAACAACTGTACAGTCATTAGAACAAAAGATTATGGAAATCAAAATTGCATTTCAAGAATTTTGTCAGAACTGGCAGAAGAAATTGTTATTTGATTGGGTCAAGATTGTCAAGAAGTTTTTCAGTGCAATCGGATTAGGAAAGTTATTTGATTTATTAACAATTACATTTTGTGATTTCTTAAAACTAATAGGATTCCCACCAGCAATTCCAACCATTGTTGGTATCAGTGGTGTAATAAGTGTACAACAAGTTACACCTAATAATGATAATTCAGATAGAATACAAAAGATTGATTCAGAAACACAAAGTCAATCATCAGATACCATTGTTGATGGAAAATTAGTACAGAGATTCATAAGGTTTAATGATGCTGGAAGTGATGAGGGTGTTTCAAGTTTTACTGCAAACGGAGTGACAGATACCTTTGCTATACCATCAGGTGACGGTACCCTAATGGTCTTCATAGATGGAGAAGAACAAGTTGGACTTCCACTTGTAGGAACATATACAACCAGTTCAGGTAACGTTGTTTTCAATAGTACACCTGTTTTAGGAAGTAGTGTTTCAATTATCAAAGTTTAGTGTATAAATAGTATTATGGCATATGAAAAAATCAAATCAAGTGGTAAAACAGTAGCAGAAAAAGTCTATGCAGACTTGGATTTGTTTTTCAGACCACATCCTATTACAGGTGATATATCATTGAAATATGATACCGATGCAATCAAGAGAGCTGTACGTAATATTATGATGACTAACTATTATGAGAGACCGTTCAAGCCAGGATTTGGTAGTAATATAAGGGAGATGTTATTTGAATTAGATAACCCTAGATTTCATTACAAGTATGCAGAAGATATTAAAAAAACTATTTTAGATTTTGAACCAAGAGTTACAGGAGTAGAAGTAAATTTCGGAGAAGTAACAAGTAGAGGAGAAGTGGACGTGAAAATATCTTACAAAATTAGACAAACGAATTTAGATAAACAACAATTAACAGTTACTTTAAGTAGGGTAAGATAATGGCAAAAGTAAAAAGTTCAACACTCAACGTTACAGACATAGGTTTCGATGACATATCCGATAACCTCAAAAACTTCCTAAAAGGACAAGATGCATTTAAGGATTATAACTTCGAAGGTTCTAACCTTGCAACACTGATTGACCTTCTTGCATATTCATCTCATATTTCTGCATTCAATACTAACCTTGCAGCTAGTGAGATGTTTTTAGATTCTGCACAAATCAGAAAGAATGTAGTATCACGTGCAAAAGATTTAGGTTTCACACCTTCAAGTGTATCAAGTGCAACATCAGTTTTTGATATAGAGTTGGTAGGAGTCAGGAATGCAGATTCAACCATTCCATCGTCTGCAGCTATGACAATACCTAGAGGACAAAGATTCTCAACTGTTTACAACGGAACAACATACGAGTTTGTGTGTACTGCATCTGTAACCCCTACTCAGAATGGTACTACTTTCTCGTACCCTAGTATTAATGTAAAACAAGGTGTGTATGTAACTGATACATTTGTTTATGATTCAACAGAACAGAATCCAAAGTTTGTATTGTCTAATCTTAGAGCAGATGTTATAACACTAGGTGTAAAATTAATCAGTGATGGAAAACCATCAAACTATACTAAGGCAGATAATGTATCATCCATCACTACCACTGCAAAGGTTTACTTCACTCAGGAAAACGAAGATGGTTACACAGAATTTTATTTTGGAGATGATACACTAGGTGCAAAACCTTTCGATGGTGATATCATTCAGGTCACATATCTTGTAACAGATGTGATACATGCAAACGGTGCTTTAAACTTTGCACTAGTAGATAACATCAATGGGTTTTCAGATGCATCAATACAAAATGTTACACCTGCTTACGGTGGTGCAGAAAAAGAATCTATCGAATCAATTAAATTTAAAGCATCTAAATCATATGCATCACAGAACAGATTAGTAACACTTGATGACTACAAATCTAAAGTGTCAGAGTTCTATCCGAATGCAGATGCAATTGCAATATGGGGTGGTGAAGATAATAACCCACCCGAATATGGTAAGATATTCTTATCATTAAAACCAGTTAACAGTAATTACCTCTCAGAAGCTGAGAAGGCAAATGTAGTTTCAAAATTGAGAGACCTCAATATGTTAACTGTAAGACCAGTCATCGTAGATGCAAAAGTAATTGACATCGTACTTGATGTTGTTTTCAAATACAATCCAAGAGAAGCAACAGTTAGTTTGGGTGAACTGGAAAGTGCAGTAGAAACTGCAGTAGAAAATTATGATAGTAACTTCCTAAATGGATTTGATTCTATCTTTAGGTATTCTAAGTTTTCTAATGCAATAGATATTGCAAACTCATCTATACTATCAAGTATATCAAGAGTCAAATTAAAATACGAACAAATTATTACCAAGAATAAATCATTAGGTTATACTATTAATTTTGGTAATGGATTATATCATCCTCATGATGGACACAATTCAATGGGTGGTGGTATATTACAAACAACAGGTTTTAAAATTTCAGGAGATAGTGTAAATACACAGTTCTTTGATGATGATGGTAAAGGTAATTTAAGACGTTACTATCAGTCAGGTGCAAACAGAGTTTATGTAGACTCTGAGGCAGGAACTGTTAACTATGGTACTGGAGAAATAAAGATTGATGGAATTAACATAACTGATACAAGTAATGCTGATTCTACCATAGCCTTCACTATAACACCAGTCAGTAATGACATCGTTTCATCTAGAGGTCAATTAATTGACATCAAGTTGAGTAACACAACGGTTAAAGGTGAGGCAGACACCATCGCAAGTGGTGAATCGAGTGCTGGAGTTGGATTTAGTTCAACCCCAACATACTCATAATGATGAAAAACGTGACGCGAGTCCCGCGAGTAGTTTCCCGTTAACTCGGATTATATTTTTAGGAGAAAAAAATGGCAGATAAAAAAATAACAGCATTGTCACCAATTGCTTCAACAGAAGTTCAATCGGATGACCTATTGCACATCGTAGATAACCCCGGCGGTACACCAGTAAACAAAAAAATGTCACTGGCAACTTTGTTCCAAAACATCCCAAGTACTATAGCTTGTGATTCAATTGAAACAGAAACAACTGCACAAACTAATTTGGGTAGTAATGACACATTAGTAACTAAGATTGATATCTCAGGTTCTAACACAGACATTGCATACACATTGGATAATGGTAACCATGTCGGACAGTTAAAAATTATTATCATGACAACAGACCCAGGCGATGCAGCTGCAGACGCAAACATCACAGTAACTAGTTGGGGTTCATCCTCAGCATCTTCAAACCAAATCATCTTAGATGGTAAAGGTGAGTCA